CAATCTATCTTCCCTTCAGGCGGGTCAGATTACGAAGAGGACAATCAGTAATGGCTAAGCAACTTAAGGATATTCTAAAGGGAGTTAATTCTTCCAAAGTTGAGAAGGGATCTCTTGGAAAAGATCCTGGAGTTGACTATGAGCCAAAGCCAAAAGACGAGCAGGACTTTGTTGCAAAGCACAAAGTAGAGAAGCATGAAGATCGTAATGGCAATAAAGAAGATGTTTTTAATGCTTCTAAAGTTAAGTATAAATCTAATAAAGAGACCAATAAAGGTCATAATAAAGGCGATGACGAGAAAGTCTACGAAGCTAAAGAAGCTGAGTCCGCAAAGTGCAACATGACAGAAGCTGGTAAGGAATGTCCAGTTCACGGCATGACTGAGTGCTGGTCAGCTAAGAAGATCAATGAAGACGAGAAAGTTCCTATGCCTCCAGCTCGTCCAAAAGATATGGACAAAGCTCCTAAGAAAAAAGACGACGGTACTATGGGTGGCCAGATCGCTAAGACCGGAATGAAGACTTTTGAAGAAGTTGAAGATATTGATGAAGACTCCGGCTTCAAAGACGCTCTTCCTGAGATCATCAAGGACATCAAAGCTAAGAAGAGTGCTCAAGAACTAAGACAGACACACGGCACTCACTACAAGAGAATTGCTAACGCTGCTTCTAACGTTCATGGACCAAAGTATACTCGCGCTCACCTACTCGACGTAGCACAAACTGCTATGAAAGAAGAAGTTGAGATTCACGAAGTCCTCACAAAGAAGACCCCAGTTGGTAAGTGGATCAAAGACTTCGTTGATTCTGAAAATTCTAAGTTTGAGGGTAAGTCAAAGAAGAAGCGTACTCAGATGGCTCTCGCTGCTTACTACGCCAAGCAGCGCAATGAAGATCTAGCTATTCCACTACTAGGTGGAGACGAAGACGATCATAAGTCCGACGAGCTCGATATGGTAAAAGCTGAGCTCAAGGCTCTCGCTAACAAGGCTATGCACCTCATGATGCACATGCCAAAGAACATGCATGTTGAGCCATGGGTTCAGGCAAAGCTCGCGACTGCTAAGTCACTCGTCTCTGATATTCATGACTACATGATGTACGGCGAGCATGATAAAGATGACGAGAAAGAAGAGTCGGCGCCTATGGACACACCAATGACTTTTCCCGGCATGAATGTTGATCAAGGAAGAATCTAATGTCTATACCTCCAGTAAGCACTAATAACTACACAATGAAGACGACCCGTCCGGAGTCGATGCTTCTTCCATCTCGCGTCAGAGACGTCGTTGGTAGAATGAAGGTGTCACTACACCAGAACATCTACGAAGCAGACTTCGAGTACGGTACTCAGCCAATGCGCTGGGAAAACTTAACTGTTAATACCGCTTCAGCAGGAAGCTATGCAAACATAGTTCACGTAGCTGGGATCGGTGGTGTTAGAATGCTAGTTGGTAACAACGCTGGTGACTTAACTATTCGTCAGTCTCGTCCATACCAGCGCTACCAACCCGGCAAGACAATGTACATGGCCACTGCTATGAACTTTGGAACTCCAACAGCTAATAACTTTCAGCGCGTAGGATTCTTCGACGACGGCAATGGCGTATTCTTTGAGCAGGGTGTTGCTACAGCTAACAATCCATCTGGAATGTACTGCGTTATTAGATCAGATGCTGGTACTGTTAACTTCACGGATGGTACTACAACTTCTTCTGGTCCAGTAGATACTAAGTTTTCATTTGAGAACTGGTACGGAGACCCCGTAGCTTCTCTCATCGACTGGACAAAGATCCAGATGCTTTGGATCGAGTACGCTTGGTACGGCGCCGGTGCAATACGCTGGGGATGTCAGCTAAATGGTGAACCATATGTTCTTCACGAAGTTGGTACCGGTAATTCATCTTATAGAGGTTCGGCTCAGCAGTTCCCTTGGTCGCGTACAGGTAACTTGCCAGTTCGCTACGAACAGAGAAACGTCGGCGCAACTACAGCTAACTCGGTACTCGCTCACTTTGGCGTCTCGGTAGTCGTTGAAGGTCGTCGCGACGAGCAGCGCGGCTTCACCTACTCATACGGTCTACCAGCTGGTACAAACCGCAGAAACGTTCCTGCAGCTAATACTCGCTTCCCAGTAGTATCGGTTCAGATGAACCAGATGGCTAAGATCGAGTTCCAAGGTAACAGCACAGTTGGAACCATCAATAACTCTTCAAACTCAACTTACTTAACAGTTGCAGGAACTCCTTGGACCGCAAATGCCTACGTAGGTAGAGCTATCACATTCCAAGGAACTGGCGCAAATACAGCCAACGTATTCGTCGGCCGTATTGCCAACAACACTTCTAATACTCTATACATGACCGACATTGTTTCAAATACTTCGGGCGTTCTTGGTACCCCAAACAGCTCGTATAACTATGCAATCGGTCTAGTTAACAGAGGTCAGATTCTACCACAGAGCTTGGTTGTTGCTTCTGACGGTGCGGCTCTTATCGAGCTTATCGTTAGTACCGCATCAAATCCAGTTACTCTAACCGGCGCAAGCTTTGTTCCAATGAATACTGTTGGTTCATTTAACTCACTAGCTTCAAGAGATAGCTCGGCTACAGCTATTACCGCTAATACCGGTGAAGTTATCTATGCTTTCTCTGCTCCTGCCGGTGGTTCTGGTCTCCAGACCTTTGACTTAACAAACATGTTTGCGCTATATAATAATATCAGAGGCAACGTTCCTGATATTCTAACGGTCGCTGTTTCAACAAACAGCTCATCTCAAGCAAACGTCAGCGCTCACTTGATCGCTCAAGAAGCGATGTCATAAGGATCTAAAGATGAAGCTCATCACTGAACTTTTCGAAGACGTAGAGTATATCTCAGAAGCCAAAGAGAATGGCGAGAAAGAGCACTTTATTCACGGTATCTTCTTACAGGCAAATAAAGGCAACCGCAACGGTCGCTACTATCCTATTGACACCATGCAGAAAGAAGTCGATCGCTACATGAAAGAAGTGGTCGCTAACAATCGCGCATATGGTGAGCTTGGTCATCCACACGGTCCATCAATTAACCTAGACCGCGTGTCTCATATCATTACTTCTCTAAAGAGAGATGGTGATAACTTCATCGGTAAAGCTAAGTTAACTGAGACTCCTATGGGTCAGATCGCTAGAGGTCTCCTTAAGTCCGGTGCTAATCTTGGTGTCTCTTCTCGCGGAATGGGTTCTCTAAAGCCTCGTAAAGACGGTCTTATGGAAGTTCAAGGTGACTTTCATCTAGCAACCGCTGCGGACATTGTCGCCGATCCATCTGCTCCAGACGCTTTTGTTAAAGGTGTTATGGAGAATGTTGAGTGGATCTACGATCCCGTTAAAGATACATGGCATGAAGAGAGACTTGATAATATGAAGAAGGCTATCCACAAGATGAGCTCTTCTCAGCTCGACGAGAGCAAGATGTCAATCTTTGAGAATTATCTCAACTCTCTAGCTTTCAAAAGATAAATTCTAATAAATAATTCAGATTCCTAGAAGGAGACCTTAAATGTCTAATATTAACGAAGAGATCAATGACCTCGATGAAGGCAGTCTAGCAATGGACTCGTTAAAGCCAAATTCACATCCTACAAAAGATGATCCTAAGTCTAAAGTTGAGATTCTCAATAAGATGATCGGCGCAGCTCACACAATGAAGAGCGACGAGCTAACAAAGTGGTTCGATCAGGCAATGGCTCTTATTGGTAAAGAAGCTTCTCATCTCCCAGGTCATGCGAATGAAAAGAGCAATGAGAACTCAATCAGAATGAAGCCATCCCATGCAACAGGCAAGGGCGGAGCTTCTGTTAATATGCCAATGCCAAAGCTCTCTGTTAAAGAAGACGTTGAAGACATGTTCGTTGGCTCCGACCTCTCAGAAGAGTTCAAAGAAAAGGCATCAGTTCTATTTGAAGCAGCGCTCAACGCTCGCGTAATGCTTGAGCAGGCTCGCCTTGAAGAAGAATTTGAAGCAGCGATCAATGAGACAATTGAAACTATCCACGAAGAGATGACCTCAAAAGTCGACTCATATCTCGATTACGTTGTTGAGAACTGGATGAAAGAAAACGAAGTTGCTATTGAGTCAACCCTCCGTAACGAACTCGCTGAAGAGTTCATGGGCGGCCTCAAGAATCTATTCTCTGAGCACTACATCGAACTTCCACAGGAAAAAGTAGATGTCGTTGAGGCACTCGCCGATAAGGTTGAGACTCTCGAAGCTCAGATGGATGAACTTATCTCAGAAAACGCACAGCTCAAAGAAGGCTATGTCGAAGTTGAGAAAGAATCTATCGTTGAATCATTCCTAGAAGACCTAGCTTTTTCACAGCAGGAAAAGTTCAAAGCTCTCGCTGAAGGCGTAGACTTCGATGGAGACCTTGATACCTATGCTCGCAAGCTAAGTATCATTAAAGAAAACTACTTCGGTGTTGAGCAGAGACCAGCCGTCTCTTCAAACATTATGGAAGAGTCTTTTGAAGGTGAGACTGAGGCTCAAACTGTTTCATTAGACCCTACTGTAAGTAAGTATGTTCAAGCTATCTCAAGATCAATTAAGAGATAATTTTTATAAATAAAATTACATCCTAAAGAACAAAGGAGACTAAGATGTATCTAGCTGAGGAAATTCAGAGAAAGTGGCAGCCGATTCTCGAGCACACTGATCTCAACCCAATCCAGGACGCGCACCGCCGCTCTGTAACAGCAGTAATGCTTGAGAACACCGAGCGCGCGCTCGTTGAAGCATCTGCACATGGCCAGTATCAGACACTCTCTGAAACTGCATACTCATCAACAACCCCAGTCAACTCTATGGGCGGTTCTTCGTCAACAGCTGGCGCTGGTGGTATCGACACCTTCGATCCAGTTTTGATCTCGCTCGTTCGTCGCGCGATGCCAAACCTCATCGCTTATGACATCTGCGGCGTTCAGCCAATGACCGGTCCAACCGGCCTCATCTTCGCGATGCGTTCGAAGTACAGCACACAAGCTAACTCAACCGGCGGTTACGCAAACGGCAACCAGGACAACGAAACCTTCTACAACGAAGTTAACACCGCGTTCTCAACTGTTGCTGCTAACGTTACAACTTCTTCAGTCGGCATTGGTCAGACCAACAGCTCGATCAGCGCAACCTTCACTGGTACCATTCCTGGCGCGACCAACACCACACCTCTTACTGCTGTAACACAGTACGACACTGGTATTGGTATGAAGACATCAACCGGTGAAGCTCTCGGCGCTCTAGGTTCAAACACCTACGACTTCGCTCAGATGGCTTTCTCGATTGAAAAGGTTACCGTAACTGCTCAGACCCGCGCTCTCAAGGCTGAGTACACCATGGAACTCGCTCAGGATCTTAAGGCAATTCACGGCCTAGACGCTGAGACAGAACTCGCAAACATCCTCTCAGCTGAAATCCTCGCAGAAATCAACCGTGAAGTTGTTCGTACCATCAACATCACCGCTGTAGCAGGCGCTCAGGACAACACCACAACTGCTGGTGTATTCGACCTCGACACCGACTCAAATGGTCGTTGGTCAGTTGAAAAGTTCAAGGGTCTTATGTTCCAG